GCCTCTGTTCCTGTTGAAGCTGTTAAGCCAAAACAAAAACGTAAGCGTAAACCCAAAGTTTCTTCTAATGGCAATAACGATAGTAGCGACAGCAGGAGCAGCTAACGCTAACAGCTATTTAAGTCTTTCTGATACACAAGATCTTATTGATGGTCTGATGGAAGATGATGATGTTGTTGCTTGGGGAACTGCTACAACTGATCAAAAAAATAGAGCTTTATATTCAGCAACTCAAAGGATTGACCGTGAAAGATTTTTAGGTGCAAGAGCAACAGATACACAAGCTTTGCAATGGCCTCGTACTGGAGTAAGAAAACCTGATACTTATATCAATACTTATGCAACTGGTTTTCCTTTTCGTATAACAACAGATTATTTTACAGACACAGAAATTCCAGACCAAATAAAAAAAGCATTAGCAGTTTTAGCTGTTTATTTGAATAACAATAAAGACGGTCTTGGGCTTAGTGGTTTAGAAGATTATCAAAATATCAAAGTCGGTTCGTTGGATGCAACACCTAATTTTTACGGAGCTGTTGGTGCTGATCGTGTCCCACCAATGTTTGAAAGATACTTCACAGGTATTAGAATTAGTGGGCCGGGCAACATCGCTGTAAAAAGAAGCTAATGGGAATGTCTTATCCTGCTGCAATCATCATCACTGACACAAACGCCCATACTGGGAGGTTTGGAAAAATTACTTGTTTAACAGATTCAACTGTTACTTTAGTTTCTTCAAATGTCACTAAAAATGGTTCTTCAACTGTTTCTGGAATTGATCTAAAAGCAAGTACAGAAATTGAAGGAGTTTTCACCAGCATTACCCAAACAAGTGCAGGGTCAGTTATCGCTTATAGGATCTAATGGCTGTAAAACCTAAAGGCTTTAGGAAAGCTGCAAAGAAAGTTCTTAAAGCCGTTGGTGGCGATGTAACAATTCGTAAAGTTACAGGAAGTGCATATAACACGACAACTGGAGCAATGGGAGAAACAACGGCAGATACAACTGTTAAAGGTTTCGTTGAGAATGTTGTAGGCCGAGAAGTTGGCGATTTAGTGAAAGCAACTGATAAGCGTTTAACAATTGCTGCTTCTGATTTGGATTACACCCCAACTGTTGCAGATCGTGTTGTTATTAGTTCTAAAGTTCATCAAATAATCCGAGTTGAAACAACAGAACAAGGTAATACTGCTATTAGCTATGAACTAATTTTGAGGTTGTAATGGCTGCTAAATGGAAAGGCCCAAAGCCTGAAAAATTTGCATTTGTAATAGAGCAAAGGATGAACGCTTTGCTTGGTCAAGCTGTCTTACATACAGACACAATGCTGAAGCAAGAAAGCCCTGTAGATTTAGGAACTTTCCAGAATAGTTGGCAGGTTGGAGAGAATGGAACAGGGGAATACGAAGGAGAAGCAGGTTTAAGTGTTCCAGATATTAGAGGTATGAATTACAGACCCGGAAATGAAAAAATTGGTAATACTTATACAATTCATAACTCACTTCCTTATGCAGAAGCATTAGCAGCAGGACACAGCAAACAAGCACCTGCTGGATGGATTCAACAAATTGCAAAAGATATGCAAGGCTGGATTCAAATCAATGCAAAACGAATTGGTAAAGACAGCGTATGAGCAGCACTTTTAACGATGTTCGTGCAGCAATTGAAGGACGTATTGCTACTGAAATGGCATTAAGTCCTGCTTATCCTGTTGCTTATCAGAACGCTCCATTTACTCCACCAAACAACACTCCTTGGGTGCAAGTATTTCTCAGATTCGGAACTAATAGCTATGCAACATTACGACCACCAACAACAGGGGAATCGTTTAACCGTCAAACAGGCACTCTGGTTATTAATGTATTTACTCCTGTTGGTATTGGAGCTGGTACGAACCTAACAATTGGCGAACGTATCAAAGATAAATTTGACAGAGCTAAATTTAGCAGTATTATTTTTGATCCTTGTTCAGGATTAGCTACAATACAACCAGCAGAGCAAGAAGCGTTTTATCAAACGCAATTCTCAGCTACATTTGACGCATACTTAGATTGATCTAATCCAATGGCTGTTACTGTTTTATCAGGTACGTCTGGAGCCTTGTACTACAAACCTGCTGGTACGACAGGAACCTTCAGCCCTACTGATGTCACCATAGGCACTGAAACTATGGTTGTTCAAGCTTACTTAAATTTAAAGGTAGGCGATCCAGTCAAGTTTAAAGTCGTTGATTCTTCTTCTGGAGGAGCTGGCACAGGAACTTTACCTGCTGGATTAAGTGCTGGAACAACTTACTACGTTAAGACTTATACAAACAGTTCTGGAGCAATGACTGTTTCAGCTACTAATGGTGGTTCTGCTGTAAACCTAACTAGTGCAGGGACAGCCGCAGCTCCTAACGAGTTTGAAGTTTATTATGCTGATTATGCTGCTATCGGTCAGGTTCAATCTTGGTCTTTTGAAGTAACAAGAGCAGAAATTGATGTAACTACTATTGGTCAAACAGTAGGACAAACAGCACCATTTAAAGCTTATATTCCGGGCTTTGCTGATGGTTCTGGTAGTGCAAGTGTTTACGTTACAGATGAAGATGCTGCTTTATCTAACAGGCTTGTAGAAGATGTTCTCCAACGTCAACAAGTCGGGGCTGCATTTAAGCTTTATACAGACAAGCAAGGAACAGAAGCATTAAGTAGAAGCATCGCTATGGATGCTGCTTTACTTTCTGCAAGCTGGAACATCAACCCAGATGACGCACAAATGGTTGAAATTGCATTTAGGCCAACAGGTGCTCCATCCTTTGACTTAAGTGCCTCTTCTTGATTTTATAGGGTCTTTTTTCGTTTATCGAAGTCCCAAGCCCGGAGAGGGTTTTGCTTCCTTTTTGCGTTATTTACCAAATAGAAAATTAAGACACTTAGCAGGAACGACAAGCCATTACGATAAGACAAGATTAATTCACATGATCTTGGCAGATAGAAATAGAGGCTAGCCGTATGGCTGGCCTTTATTATTATTGATATAATTCATGCAACTGGATCTTTTTATGTCTGCTAGTCAAAGAAAAGTTAGTCCTTTAGATCGTTTAAAAAAAGCATCTAACTTAACAGCCGTTAAAAAAACAGTCAGGCTTAGTGATGGTACGGACTTTGAATTTTGGTGTACTCCTTTAACAATGGCAGAAAGAGAGCAAGCCATGAAGGGAGCAAAGGATGATGCAAATGTTTTTGCTATTCGTTTGTTTGTTCGTAAAGCCATGTTTGAAGATGGCCGGAAAATGTTTCAGGCAGGTCAAATTGACGAATTAAGAAATGACGTTAGTGCTGAGAATATGGACAAGCTAATGGTTTCAATGTTGCCTGACCAAAGGGAGGCAGATGATCTTGACCCAAAAGACTAAAAGAAGAACTAAGCAAAGATAATTTTTTATTACTTCAGTTGGGAGTGGCTAAAGAGCTTGGATATACATTGCAAGAATTAAATCAAAAAATCACACAGGAAGAGCTAGTTATCTGGTCGGTTTATTTTGACTTTTTAAATGAAGAACAAGAAAAAGATATGAGAAGGGCAAAGTACCGCTAATATCTATATATAACAGAAAGTCAGAATGTGACCTCGTTAATTTCAACCGTTGGAATTAAATATGAAGACTTTGGAACACCAGCCAAATTAAAGAAGACTGCTGAAGCTGCAAAGAAGACTGAAAAAGCTTTTGAACAATTAGCAGGTAAAACAGGAAAAGCAGCAAAAGGAGTTAGCTTATTTGGCAATGCCGCACTAGGGACAGGTGCAAAAGCAAAAGTGGGAGCTGTTGGCGTAAAGATATTCGATACGGCTCTTAAATCTACATTTCCATTATTGATAGCGGCTGGTGCTGCTTTAAGTGGTCTGGCTACAGCCTTTGGAACAATGAAAGAGATGGACTTTGCTTCTGCAAAGTTTGAAACTTTAGGAGGAAACGCAGACGTTTTAACTGACAAATTAAAGCTTGTAAGTATTGAGTTAAACGGAGCCGTTGGCGTAGCAAAACTAACTGGTGCAGCTTATGACGTTGCGTCTGCTGGCTTTACTGATGCTGCTGATGCGGCACTAATTCTTAAGGCTGCTGCTTCTGGATCTATTGGTGGATTTAGTGACATTAATACTGTTGCAGGGGCAACCGTTAAAGTTATGAACGCTTATGGTCTTTCAGCGAAAGATGCCACAGCGTTAGTTGATAAGTTTGCTCAAACGCAGAATGACGGCATCATCACCATTGATGATTATTCCAAAAATATAGGTAAAGTTGCTTCTACCGCCGCAGGGTTGAAAGTTCCTTTATCTGAATTAAATGCTGTTATTGCTCAATCAACAGCAGCAGGTGTCAGAACAGAATCAGCCTTCACTGGTTTAAATGCTGCTTTGGCTCAATTGTCTGGAGGTCAAGCCTCGAAGAAATTAGGAATAGAAATAAACTCAACAACAATAGCTGCGGACGGATTACTTGGAACTCTTAAAAAGCTAGAGGGACTTGACACAGGTTTGCTTCAACAAGCGTTAGGTCGAGAAGGTGCTATGACGCTTCTTCCTGTTATTCAAAACCTAGAAAGATTTGAAGAGCTTATTCAAAACCAAGGGAAATCTGCTGGAGCATCTGCTGACCAGATGGCAATTGCAAACAATACAATTCAGGGTGCTTGGAATCGTTTAGCTGAGTCGTTTAAAAATATTTTTGCCGATCAAAGCGAATTAGGTACTGCGATAAAGATAACGTTACAAGGTGCTTCTGTTGCTGTGGATGTTTTAGGGGTTGCTATCAAGACGGTAATGCTTCCTATTCGTTTGGTTCTTAAATTTATTGACGGGATAGGTCAAGGAATTTCTAAAGCTTTTGGCGGTAGAAGTTTTAGTCTTATTGGAGCCATAACAGCAGCGTGGACAGGATTTTTAAAACAAATAGAAATAGGTTTTCAGTTCGTTGAGAAATTTGCAGAGATCTTTGGTTTTGCAATAGGCCAAGTTGTCGGGCTGATAAAGCCAGCCGTTGACAAAGTTACTGAGTGGTTCGGGACTATTCCTACTTGGTGGCAAGAGTACATGCTTCCTGAGTTAAAAGATACATGGGAAGAAGCAAGCACGAATTTTTCAACAGCGTTTGAGGGGCCTATAGAAGCAATCAAAGAAAAATGGACAGGGATGGTAGACCACATTCATAAAGAGCTAGAAAGATTTTGGGAGGGAACTCCTCAATGGTTTAAGACCATGATCGAATGGATACAAGGGAAAACAGAAGAAATCGTTCAAACAATCAGGATTAAAGTTATTGGAGACAAACCACCCGGAGAAAAGAAAAATGAGGACGGAAAAGAAATTGTAGAAGACACAAAAAAAGCTATTTCATTAGCAGACCAATTAAAAGGAGCTTGGGATGCTGTTAAGACAACTGTCGCTGACGGCGTTCATGGAGCGATTATGGGTTTGCTTGACGGCACTAAATCCTTAAAAGAATCGTTGGCTGGAATTGCTAAACAAATTGCAAGTATGTTTATTAAAAAAGCTGTTTTTAGTGCTTTTGGGCTGGCAGACGGTGGATATGTCTCTAATGGAATTAGACCTTTTGCTGCTGGAGGTTATACAACTAAACCAACAATGGGTGTTGTCGGAGAAGCGGGTGAGGATGAGTATGTAATCCCTGCCTCTAAAATGGCTGAAAGTATGCAACGGTATTCTTCAGGAGCTAGGGGTGAAGCTGTGATTCCCGGCACTGGTTCTTCTGCTGGAGGATCGGCTGGAACATCTTCAACAACTGTTAATTACAGTGGGCCTATTCTTAATTTTAATTCCGAAGAGTTTGTTCCTAAATCTGCAATAGGAGAAATTATTAACAGTGCAGCAGCCAGAGGCTCAAGAGCTGGAGAAGCCAGAACATTAGCTAGCCTTCAAAACTCACGAAGCAAGAGGCAGAATATTGGATTATGAGTTTAGTTTCTTTAGCTAACTTTATAACTATTACTAATCCTAACGGATCTGTTTCGGGGATTCCTGACAAGTTCCAAAATGGAAGACACGCTGCAATCAGTGGGTTTCAATACCTTTCTTTTCTTTATCAAGGGGCAGCTAGAAATAGGTCAGGGGATAACATGACTTCTTCTGTCATCCTTGCAAATAGCGAACTAAGTATGAACTATGCACAACAAATAGTGCTTAATAAATATCATGTAAAAGTAGAAACTTGGTTGATGACAGAATCGTTTGAAAGAAATAAAGAATTAACAGAAGAGCATTGGTTAGCTTCTTCTATGTCATACGACCCAGAAGCAATAGAAATTATTCTTTCTTCTGCTATTGATGCTGTGGGAGCTAATGCTCCAGATAAAACTTTAACTCGAAGCATGGTGGGCTCATTGCCTGTTACTGGTTCATTGCAAAACAGGTGAAACCACATCAATTAATTGGTCTTCCTTATCGTTTAGGAGCTGATCCTGTAAAGCATGGGGCTGGTGATTGTCTTTCTTTATGTAGAACAGTTTTAAAAAGTTATGGAATAAGTTCTCCAGAGCCAGAGCGTTCTTGGTATCGAAGACTAAGAAAAAAAGATTACAGTATCTTTACGGAAGAATTAAATCGGTGGGGGGTTGATTCACCCCCTAAACTAGGAGCAATTGCTTTATGCAAATCCGAAGATGGTTCTTACGGTATGGCTGCTTTTTATGAGGGCGGATGGATAAGCTACAAAAAAACATTAAGAGGCCAAGTGGTGATTTGGTCGCCCCTAAACGCCCTTACGGTAGAAGGCTGCTTTTACCAACGGAAGTAGAATTATGTAATCTTTTAGGTTTAACAGAAGATGAATATTGGTTATTTGTAGAAAAAACTGCTGCTTATAACGGTCAAAGACCTAAAGGTTATGAGTTGATTCCTGATATTCGTTGTGATCCTGTAACAACTTGGATTGCTGCAAATATTGTAAATATTGGAATAGCTATTGTTGCTGCTGCTATTTCTTATGCTTTAACACCAAAGCCTAAAGAGCAAAAATCAGGTGGTTCTAGGCGTACTGCGGATGCAATTGGAAATAGCAAATTTGCACCTCAAGCTTCTTTTAATTCTGTTCAAGAATTGGCTCAATTAGGTGATCCTATTCCTCTTGTTTTTGCTAATCAAACAACACAAGGAGGATATGTTTACGGAGGGATAAGAGTTAACAGTCAACTTTTATGGTCGCAATTTGTAAGCCTTGGTAAATATCAACAATTAAAAGCACTTGCTTTGTTTTCTTACGGTGAGTTAGCTGCTAAACCTGATTACGAAGGATTTGCTGTAGGAGATACTCTTTTAAATACTTATAACTCCCATAAAGTTGGGCTTTATTTTAAAGACGGTAGTAATTCTGGAAACAATAGAATTGTTGAAAGCAGTGCAGATAAATATGTTAAATCTAAATTAGATTTTACTGGAAGCGGTAATGATCCTTTTGCTGTTGGAGTTCCTAATAAAGCAAGAAATCATATTCCAAAAGTAGTAAGCAAAGCGTTTAGTGGGGCAAGAAATCCTACGACACAGACGCTTTTTGGTTCTTATGGAGTAATGCCTAATTGTCAAATTTGCAGACTTCCTTATGAATTAGTTCGGGATGCTAGAGGTGCAGAAGAATCGGCAATAAGAGACTTAATGAGAAAGAGAAAAAAGGTTGAATTTGCTAAATGGCCAACAAGGGCTGGAATTATGAAAATCAATAATACGCAAGCAAAAGGACTTTATTCTGTTAATGCAGGAGATACCATTCAGTATCAAATAGTAGGAATGGAAAGCGGAGAAGGAAACGCTTTACAAAGAGTCTATGATAATGATCCAAACACACCCGGTTATCAAGAATCTGATGCTGGAGATGCTTACAATTATAGACCTCATGGTGTTGATGATGTAGACAATTTAACTACATCAATTAGAGAAAATACAGACAGTTTGTTAGCAGTAGGAGAACAATATTTATTTGGAACTGCTCTTGTTATATGTACCTCAAACAATAATGAACCTAATCCTTGGACGATACAAAAGACAAAAGAATACTTTTTTGAGGTTGTAGAAGCTGGAGAGGTTGATCTTCCTGTTAATGGAGCAAATTTAAGTATTCATTGCAATAACCCTTTATGGTTTACTCCTCCAAATCAAAATAATAATTGGAAAAAAGGTTTTTATAGCTTAAGCGATTTTGGCCCTGTTTTTTGGCAACAAGAAATTAGTGGAACTCAGTTAAACAGACCTAGAGGACACCATGATTTGTATTACGGGCATGATATTTACACAGCACAAAGAGTTTCTTTGGCAACTGTATCTAACAACAGAAAATGTGATGTTACAGAAATAGGAATTAAATCTACTGTTTATAAAAGGATTCAATTTGCAAATGTAAATAGTCAACCTGACGAAGCATCTTTGAAAAGAGCTTTTGACGATAGAACACAAATCCAATTAGGTCAGGTCAATACTTATGCAGATAGAATTTCATTATTTATGCTTCAAGCAAGACAAATAGGAGATTCAACTTGGCAAGATTTAAAAAATACTTTATCTAACCACACGGGTTTATTTGCTATTAAAGGTAACTCTCCTGAAGCTCAATACAATGCAATTACTATTTCTCATCCTGCTTTAGAACAATATGAATATAGATTTAAACCATATCCCGGAAATTATATAACTAGAAGACAATTATTTAATCAAAGATTTAATCTGTTAGAAACAGATGGAGCAGGAACAAGGCAAGCTAATCATTTTCATGCGAGTACATCTTTTGGTACTTTTGACATTGCTTTTTCTGGAAACGAAGGATATGTAATTAGCGAAACTGAAGCTTCTAATAAGCATTGGGTATTAGGAACAACCTCTACGAGTACCGTTGGTACTGTTACAAGTGCAAGAAAAAATGGTCAAACTTCTTGGATCTCAAGTTCTCAATTTAATGGTTCTGTAACGGCCTGTGAGTGGGAGGAATATACAACACATACAGATGGTACTTACGCTATTAAATTATGGAACCAAATCACTGCCCCCGGATGGGCTGCTGTTCATGGTCATCAATGGTCTTTGTATCGACCCGGACTGCCAGAAATAGCAATTTCTTTGTTTCCAAATAACAATGCTGCTTGGTCTGAAGTTTCGTTTTGGCAGTCAACTCCTGAAAGGAAATTTAGACCTGCTGACCCTGCCGATCATTTTCATCCAAATAATGATAACCATAAATTCCATGTTCAAGAAGATAGATGGGTTTGTCGTACAACTTCACTTAGCCAGTATGCACATTTCAATGGTTCAGTCGCCGTCACTGGTGGAACAGGTACTGGTTTAAAAGTTAACTTAAGAATTGAAAAAGCAAATATAAATCAATTCACTACAATTGGAGCACCTGCTAGATATGAATACAAAGCAGAATGGTCACTAGATCCAAACAACTTAGGTTCAGGATATACAAACGGTGATTATGTAAATATTCCTTGGACAGATGTAAACGGAGCAGCAAAAACAATTCAAGTTCAATTATTAGTATCAGTTCGACAGATAACAACTAGCAACTCACAAAACTTTAATCCTTATGATGCTGTAGCTGATTGGAATGTGTACGAGGGAGACGAAAATAGCAACCGAACAAATCCCGAACATGAAATAGTTTACGTGAATGAGATACTTAACCCACCAACAGATGCAAGTGACGTAGAACAACCTGCTAAATATAGTGATTTAGCTTTTGCTGGAATAAGAATTAATAGTTCAAAAGAGTGGACAAACTTTAGTCAGTTATCAGCTTATTTCCAAAAAGGAATCAAAGTAAAAAGCCTTTTAGGTGGATCAGATAGATCAACAAGTCTTTTCCCAGAAATTGCTTATGCC